GACAAATCTCACTCAGAGGAGTCTGCGGAGCTCGTCGCCGATATCATACGGCATTTCTTTTCAGACGAGCATTGCCCCGACCTAGGGGAGTCCCACAAGGAGTGGGCTCTCAGGACCTATTACAGCTGCTTTAATATGAGGGTCCAGGCCGGGAAGAAGGTCAAGAACACCAAGTGGAAGAACGCGAGTGGCACCGGCATCACTACGCTACTCAACACTTTGGTGTTCGCGTTCCGCTCATACCTGACCGTTTTTCTCTCCCTGCTCTTTGAGCAGATGGTGGGTGATGATGGCGTCATAGACGGCTTCCCAGTCGATGACAAGGGAGACGCCGATCCCATCGCGGCAGGTGAGGCGGACTGGTTTACGAATAGTATGTTCCGTACGCAACTGAAGGTTTTACAAGCGAAGGACACCTCGTGGTGGACCGACGCCATAAAGCCGAGCGGTGCATTGGAGCCTACTAAGCAGGTCATGTGCCTGCTGTTCGACCTTATTGGCCTTAAGTTCGGTGACGACGGTGTGGAGTACAACGTTCCCGGCGTATCGGATGCTAGCTGGCTCTGTGCCTGCAAGTACCTGGACGCCGCGGACGGCTTCTGCCGTACGCTAGAGTTCTCGGATCCCGAGATTGACGCGGTGATTGAATTCCTCTCGCGGATTTACCCTAACCTCACGGAAACGGGTGCGTCCTATTGCAAGATTGAGCGTGCATGCGAGAAACTCCGCGTCTCAACCAACACCGACCGAGAGAAGTACCGCGACAAGCTTGTCGGGTACATGATCACGGACCGTAGCACGCCTATCGTCGGTGCCTACATCAAAGCCATTTGGGCTGCGAAAGGTTTCGGCGACATTCCCGTGCGCTTCTATGACCACGACCGCACTGGCTCCAAGAGTGTGATCATTAGTGACAGGTATATCGCTAAGGTCGAAGAACGGGATCGTGAGCTGGCATGGAAAATGCGCGAGGGGCCATTCCCCGTAGACGACGACGATCTCGATCACATGTACGCGGCAGCTGCCGCGGATTACGGGTGGACGTCAGGGGAGCTACGAGCCTTCGACGCGAGCTTGAGCAAACAGACTACGATCGAAGGGATCAGGTCGCACAAGCTCCCACCAGCACTCGCTAACCTCACTGACGACGATCCAGTGGGTGACAATGTAACGCCGACCCTGCCCGAGGGTGTGGCGATGGTCCAGGCTTTTCCGACTCGGGAGGAGCTGAAGAACACCGTCCCCGAACACATAAGGCAGAAATCGCGCGAGCTCCTGGAGGAATTATTGGAGCATGAGTGAGTTCATCTCATTGCGGGTGGTAGGACTTGCTGTACCGCAACTGCAGCAAGAAAACTGGTGACGGCTAGAAAAGTACCTAGCCGGACTCCAAACACCCAAACCCCTACAAGGCTATGCCGGGCCGAAATCCTCGGATTTATACAATACAACAACAACCGAGGGTAGTACATTACTTACGATGGGTAACTCGGAAGCCGAGAGGATGCGTGACATCGTACGCGCGAAAGATCCTATGCGGTCGCTTTGCCAGGAACGCCTTATCACGCCTGAGGCGTGCGACTGGGTCAAGTACGCTCTTGACCCGTTTCACGACCTCCAGCTTGATAATTTGCGTGGCTATCCTGACGTTGCAACCGAGCCAACCGTCGTCGTGAAAATCCGTCAGGCTATCACAGTCGCTGCACCACCGGGTCTCTCGGAAGGTGAGACCTGGGATTGCCACATGGTTTTGTCGCCGATCGACTACGCACCCAAGAGCACCGTGGTCGGCGTGCGTGCAACGCCTGTTGGGGACTTGAACGCTGCATCGACGCCAGCCAACGCGGCCGGCCATCTGGTCCCGTGCGAGCTTAACGGCTCGTACGAGGATTCAAAGGTCGGTCGCATGGATGGTCTCGTTATCAACTCCGTCCCCAGCGCCACCAACATGGATGGGAACATGACCTTCACGCCAGCTCACATGCCACCAACACCTGGCAATTACCAAACTCAGAACATCACACTCGACAACTATCTCGATTACGACCCAACAGACCTTGGTGTCTACCGTGTCGTATACAGCGGTTTCGAGGTGGTCAACACCACCGCGCAAATTTACAAGCAAGGCGCAGTCACTGTGTACGAGTATGGTAACAGTTTTGAGACTGGCGCGTCGGTACCGGACGAAGTCCGTCTGCCGCACGACCCGGTGCGTATACCGTACCCGCGCGTTCCGACGCAGCCGAACCCAACCACGTACTTCCGTTGCCCACCGAACACCTTGGCAGAAGCAAAGATCATGCCAGGTTCGCATTCATGGGCTGCGGCTGACGGCTCTTACAACACGGCGAAATTTCAAAATGACAACCCCTTTCAGGCTCTCACATCACGTCCGTGGGTGGTTTGTCAGAACAACACCAAGACGGCAGCCGGTGGTGGCTACATGACCCCATCCCCTGTCCGTGGAACGGGGGACCCCTACTCCGGTGGTAGCTTCGCCAGCGCGCTCAATCTCGCGATGGAGCAGCAGGATGAAGCTACCGACACTCCGGTAGATGGATTTCCCGGCCCTGTTCATTTCTCCAGGATGAACACGACAGGTGCCTACTACACTGGGCTTTCGCATGCCACAACGCTTTTCGTGACGTGGCGCGTGGGCATTGAGCGGCTACCCGCCGCAAACAAGCCCGCGTTCCTTGCGCTAGCCCAACCGTCCGCGACTTTCGACCCAAATGCATTGGTCTTGTACAACATGGTCGCGAACGTTCTTCCTCCAGGATGCCCCCAGGGGTACAACGATGCCGG